CATATCACCCAAGCAAGGCTTTAAGGTCAGCAGACATACGAGGCTGAGCAAAATCAACAAACTCTTCTTTATCTTCATCTTTGATTTCTTCATACTCTTGTGTTGTTGGATTAAACACCATTGTTGGTTCGTCTGGAACAAATGATGGTTTAGTACCATACATTTCCATAGCTTTATTATACCCTTCTTGTGTTTTCCAGAAATCATCTTTTTCGTCAACACTCATGTTGCCACCCTCGTCAGCTTTAAATCCCATAGAACGCTCTGGTATATCATCTTCCATAGCCATTCTTCTGTCTTGGTCTACATTACCCATGTCAGACATCATTTTAGATTTTGCATCTTTACGATAATTACCATCTATATCATAAAATGTTTCTTGTATTTTTTTATCAGCAGCCTCATCAATACCTTTATCTAAATCAACTTTGACATTCAAAGGGTCAGCAATCATATTATACGCATCACCAAATGCCTCTTGAAATTCTGGCGACATAATTAATTCTTCTCTACTTTGAAGTGTTTGTGAAGCATCACTTAAAATCTTTTTAGCTTTTACGAAACCATCAGAAAACTCTCTGTCTAAACCATCAGTTGGTAAACCAATAAGCTTTAATCCATCTACAATTTCTTGTATTGATGGTTTTGCAACTTCTGGTTTTTCCGTAACCATACTACCATCAGCACCTCTATTACCTTGCAGTCCTATACCAGACAGCAAAGCCATTTGTTCTGCTGTTGGCTCAGTACTAGCCATTTCATCTGCTTTAGCTTTTTGGTCAATAGCTTTTATCTCAGCTATTTCTGCTTTTTTAGCTTCTATTTCTGCTTGTAATTCTTTTAATCTTTCTTCATTGGGGTTCATTTTATTCTCCTATTTAATATAATCGACCTTCTGGTTTCTCTGGCTTTCCATATCTAGGGAATCCACCGAAGCCCATAACCGCCTTTTGAAACATTTTATAACCTACAGGGATATCATCTTCCACTATAGCCTCTTTAATTGGATTGACAGATATTGGTGTTATCTTATTTCCAAACCATTGTGCCCAATCTTTTGGGTCTCCTCTATCAAATGTTGGCCCTGTAATACTACCACCATGTTTAAGTGATATCCATTGTTTACCAAACATTATTTCCATAGCTGATTTTGGTAATGACGCACCTTTGTTAAGTAGTGTGTGTATTGGAGATGTAACCCAATGCATTGGTTCAGCAATTTGTTTTGACACAACCATTTCTTCACCGTTACCTAAATCTAATCTACCTGTATACCAAAAATCTTGTAAATTAAACTCTTTGTCATCTTCTGCAAATATTTTATGAAGTATATATGCAAACGCAGATGTTGATACACCTGCTCTAAACATATATCCCATGTACATATTCCATTCACCTGCTTCTTTAGCAGTTAATTTTTGTCCTTTAGAAACTTTTGTGGCAAGATTTTTTGTCATCCCTGCCCACTTAAATCCAATGTTAATATTAGATATAGTCCAGTCTGGAGAAAGTAACAACCAGTTAGAAAGATTCTTTTTAGTTGGTGTAGCTGCAAGTGCAGCCCAATTATAAAATACTCCTTTAGGATTATTAGCATTTTGTATAGCTAATTGTTCCCACTCTAAACTTAATTTATTAAAGTTTTGTCCACCATAAGCATCATTTGCAAACTGTGCTGCAATTGGTGCAGCCTCTTCTACTGTCATTTTTCTATGTTTCCAACCAAAACCTTTAGCATTACCTTCCATTAATCTTTGTTTCATAGTAAGATAAGTAAACATTTTAGAATGGTCATGTATTCCATCCCATGTTATTTTATCTATTGCATCTTGAAATTTGCCTAATGGTTTAAGTCTTTTATCTAAAAAGTTTTTAACAGTTTGATAACCTGCGTTAGTTAATTCATTAGTCTTAGCATATCCAATACCTAATCTAGCATCTACTATTTCTCTAAGCATTTCTGCATGTACAAAATCACCTTTTAAATCTACAAGTTTTCCATCATGATTACGGACTTTTATTGGATTTCCATTTCTATCTCTAGTAATTGTGCTTAAATCATATTGTGCATCTAAAAATTCTTTAACAAATTTTCTTGTTTGTCTGCCTTGTTTAGTAAAAGCATGTGTTAGTCCACCTGCATATATGCCAGATAAAACAAGTGCTTGTGCATGAAATAATGATGCAGCTAATACTACTCTTTTCATAGCATTGTTAAGTGTTGACGCTTTATGTACAAATCCTCGACTACCTATACTTGGTGCGTAATAATCTTCTATAGCTTTTTTAATTAAAGGATGTAATAATTTACCTTTCAAAGCAGGCATTTCACTAATCCTATAACCATTGTCTTTTGCTATTTGTGCATCAATTTTATTTGTAACATCTACTGCAATACCAATATATTTATTGCCATATCTATATCCAGTTTTTTCTAAATGTTGTACAATTTCTTTTCCTGCTAATACTTTTTGTAACGACTGTGTGTAACCTGCAAGAATTCTTACAGGGTCAGTAATTATATTTTGTTCTTTAGCAATAGCTTCTATCGTAGCAAATATTTTTCTTTGTTTTCCAAACTCAAACTTTTTAGCTTTTCCTAATTCATTAAATGCACGATTAATTCTTTCCATAGATTTTGCATTTAATTCTTTACCAAATATATGAGTAACATAATCAGTAATGTGTGCAGTATCTCTTAAAACACCTGCTTTGTTACCCATGCTCCAAAACTTTTCCATTGTATTATGAAAAGCAGTAGCAGCTTCTAAATATTCTTGTCCTTCTTTTTTTAGAATTAATTTCTTTTGACCTTTTTTACTAAAATTTTCTAAATAGGTTAAGAATTTAAGGTTATCAGCTTCATCACTAATAATTTTTTGTATTAATCTACCAACATTTGTAGCATCTCTTTGCATTGACTCTTCAAGTCGTTTGCCTTTATCAGCTATTTTGTGTCCTACTAATTTCATTCTAGCTAAATCTGGATTAATACCTTTTAATACTGTACCTCTAGCTAATCCAAAAGTTATAGCAGCACCAAATGCCATCATTTCTTTATCTTCATCTGCTAAAATTGCACCTGCAACAGCACCTACTGCAGCAGCTTTTGCAATTTTACCTGCTGATGGCTTGCCTGCTTTTGCATTAATGTCAACTTCTGGTAATATTTTTTCAAAGTCAGCCTCATTTTTTGGCAGTCCTTCAAAATCTGGCTCACTTCTATTCTTTTTAGCCAAATACATTTCTTCTGTAGCACCCCATTTTCTATCTAATTGTGGGTTATCTCTTGCAGTTTCACTTCTTACTTTCCATTTTTGTGGTTGTTTAGCTGCAGTAATAGACTCTGCGTGATGTCTAGCTGCCATACCTTTAGCTTCTTCAAATGTAAATAATTTACTACCATCTGGATTTTTCTTTTTCATTAACTCTTTAATAGAGTTATTAATTCTTTTATCAACTAATTTGCCAAACTTATCTTGTTGGAATTTTAATTCTGCTTTTCCTGCATCTTTAAATCCTTTGTTTGACCTTAGTAGAACATCTACAGCTTCGGCTTTCCAATAGTTATATCTACCAGTATGTGTTAAACCATCTGGCAATATAGCATCTTCTGGTGTTGGTCTAAACTTTGGATTGTTTGGAGGTGATTGCGAACTATTGTTTGGTTTAACATCTGGGTTTTGTTTATTAGCAGCTTGTGCTGCCCTTTGATTTAATCTCTCACTATGCCATTTCTTTTCTGCATTTTTTGAACCTACCCTGTCAACAAACCAACTATTAGAAGTAGATTTTGTAATAGCACCAAATGCAGTACCTAACAAGAAACCCATTGAAGCACCTTTCTTTAAATTTTCGGGGTCTATTTCACCTTTAAATGTTAAATCATGTAATGCTTCATAAACTCCACCATAAACAGAACCCTCTATACCTCTGCCTACTCCTGCTTGTACTCTTTTGTTACCCAATACAGCAGACATTCTTCTTACATATTTAGGTTGTATTCTTGTTGCTTGTGTTATTGTTTTTCTAGCTGACTCTGTACCTTTTGCAACAGCACTTGGAATTCTTAACCAGTTAATTAATAACATTTCTGGGTCTTTAACTAACATGCCTGCAAACGAACCTGCTGTTGCTGCAGGATTTTCCATCATAGACATTAATCCATCAATTACACCTATATCTTCTGGTGTATAACCATATTTTTTTTGAACTTCTGTAACATCACCACTATTGTTATCATACACAGAGTACATATCTTCTTTGAACTCTGCAATCATTTCTTTATTTCCTTCTCTATCAGCTTGTTCTGTAGATGTTAAATTTCTATTTGCTGATATTTCAGAGTAATATGCTTCAAGTGCAATGCTGTCATAATAACCTATGTGTTGACCCCATTGTTTAACATTGTCCTCTAACCACCTTCCTCGTTCATTCTCTTCATCACTAAGTTTTTGCCACCATCTATATATCATAGATTGTGTATCATTAAAGCCATCAGCAAATGTAGCCTTACCATACTTAGGTTGTATAGAGCGTAAGTATTCTATATTTGCTTGTATTTCTTCTTCTGTTAATTTATCATCAACAGTAACAAGACCAACGCCCTCAACAAATCTTTGACTCATTTAGTTAATTCCCCACAAGGTTGGTATTTCTCTTTCTGGGTCTTTCAAAACATCATCTGCTGTACCTATTTTTCCATCTGCCCCTGCATTATAATATTGTGAACGCAATATATTTTCTTCAAAATATTTAATTGGGTCTTGTAAAAATTCTTGTAATGCTTCTGGAGGTTGTGCTTGGAAATGTTCCATAGCATCACTTTTGCGAATATCAAAACCCATAGCTCCACCCATCCAGTCTTTAACTGCATCTCTTTTATTTTCCTCATCAAGAGTTTCTTTATCCATAAAGACTTCACCAACAGCACCTATCATACTAAGTTTAGGAGATTTAGGATTAACTCTTAATGGCTCATATGCTTGTTCTAAAGCTGTTGCTATTTTAAAATCATTTCTTTTTTGTTCAAAATACTGGTCGGCTTTTGACATAGCACTAAAATCTTCACCTCTTGCAGCAGCATTAAGTGTTACATTTGTTTGATTTCCTTTTTCTATATCAATATCTGATTTTTTATCTATACCAGATTTATCGTTATCATCACCATTATTACCATTAGATACAAATATATTATTTTTTTCATACATATATGCTGCTAATTTATTTGCACCTATCATTGGTTCTAAATATCTTTTAAACATTGTTTGATTTGTGATTTGACCATTATCAGTAAAAGCATAATCATGTAAATCAGCAGGACTTAAATTTTGTGTAGATAACCATGTTCCATAACCATTGATAAGAGTTTTAAATTCATTACGAGCATCTGATAATTTTGTGTCAGCTTGTTCCTGTGTATTTCCTATACTTAACAAATAACCATTTAACAATTCTGGACTAGCATTTGTTAATGCCATATGTTCTGTTAAGAAATTAATATCTTCTTTAGACGCTTTTTTCTTTTCTGGCATTTCAGCAGCTATTGATAATAATTCAGCTTGTAAATCAATAAGACCTAGTGATGCTGCATCTTTAGCAGCAGCAAGTAATTCTTCTTTTGTTCTAGGGTCTGGATGTCTACGCATTAATTCTTGTGCTAACTCTGCTTCTTCCATACGAGGGTCTTTGCCACCTAAAAGACCGCCTAATGCTCTTCCAAACATTTCGCCTTGACCAAATGTACTAGCTGTCATTGGCCCATAACCATTTGCATCTAATCTGCCAAAACTTATTGCAGTATCAGACATCATTTTATTTATATCTGCTTCTGCATCATAGATATTGCTAAACATACTTGCCATCTTAACTCCTTATCCTATACCTAAGCCACCTAATAGTGAAGAAAATATATTGCCACTACTACTACCGCTTCCACCTAATAAATCCCATAGACCTTTTTTTCTACTATAGTCTTGACCTGCGAGTTGATTAGCAATATTTCTTGAAGCACTACTTACACCTGCAACATTACCAATTTCAATAGCAGCACCTTGATTTGTACCTGCTGTAATATAAGGTATTTGTTTTGTTCCTAATGCAACTGCTGTACTTAAATCTTCTTGACCTCGTTTTCTTTCCATGTCAAACATAGCTTGTGATTGTGCCATAGCTTCATTAAAGTCCATAGCATTAGACCTTAATATAGACTCTTCAACACCTGCTAATATTCCAGAACCACCTGTAGAACCTAGCATACCTTTAGCTTGTAATGCTGCCATAGTGTCATCACGCAAAGCAGCTTGTTCATCTAGTTTTAATGCAAGGTTTTGATTGTAAAGATACTGTTGCATTGCATATGGGTCATCTCCCATAGCTGCTGCTCTTTCTCTTTGCTGTTTACTACGAGCAATCAATGCGTCATATTCTGCCTGTAACTCTGGTGATAACTTCTCAGTTATCATCTTATTTTCATAGTCTATATCAGTAGTACCAAGAGTATTGTCAGTAGAATAACCTGCAGACATTTCTGCAATTTTATCCATCAAAGCTAATTGACGCTCATAATCTTCTCTTGCATAATCTGCATTTCTACTTCTCATTAAACCTGCAGGATTAAAATTTAAACCGCCAGTTTTTCCTTTGCCAGTTGCTTTTTTATATTCTTGGTTGCTTACACCTAAATTTTGTCTACCTGCTGTACCTTGATATGCTCTACGCTGTTGGTCAGCATAAGCTGCACCATAACCTTCTGGTGTATATAATCCATAAGCTGTTGTTACTGCCATTTTATTCTCCTATGCTGTGCGTTTCCACATATATACTACGATATATGGTTGTACGATGTCGTGGGTGTGTGCTCCACCACCACCTGTTGATGCTGTTTGTTGAGTGCTTTGTGCTTTGTAGTTTTGGTATAGGCTAGAAATTCCACTAACGGAACCTGAACCATCATCAGTTCTAATACCTTGAAGTGTATGTGTGTGACTTGGTATTTCAGAAGTTGTAAGTGTATGACTATCAGTTTTAGCACCACCTGTTTCTTCTACAGTATCAAAGTCTGTATCACCAGAGTCAATACCTACCATTACTTTACCTGCTCCAAAAGCTGCCCAAGTACCAACTCCAAGTAATGTAGCAGGGTTAGTAGCTACTACTGATGTGTATATCGAACCTACTGGATAAACGTGTGCATTAATTGTAGCTTGGTCAATTGCTGCAACTGCTGCTGTAACAAAAGCTGTACTTGCTGCTTGTGTTGTATTTGTTCCTGCGGAAGCAGTAGGTATTGTAGGTACTCCAGTAACATTTAAAGTACCTGCTACTGTTGCGTTATTTGCAGCAAAATCCTCTCCGCTATCACCATTGGTATCAGCTTTAGAATTAACTGCTGTTCTTATTGTTGTAAATTCAGTATTAAAGTCAGAGCCAGATATTACTTTCGCAGCATCACTATCTGAGAGAGCATCTTTTCCTGACCAATTGACTGCTATAGTATAATTACTCATCTTATTTTTCCTTGTTTAGAAATTATTGCCAAATCTTGAATCGAAGTATCATATCCATTACTTAAAATAGATAAATTTAATTTTAAATATTTTGCACTACCTGCCAATGGTGTAGTGTATTCTTGCAAACCATATATAGGTGTAAATTTAGAAGTACCATACAATGATGTAGATGCTCCCCATAAGGCTGTTGTACCAGTTGTAGCGGGTTGTAATGCAATTTCAGTTGTTGCAGATGAATTCATACTGTAATCTTTGTACCATCTTAATCCTAATGTTGCACCACTACCACCTTCTAAAATTAAAACCATTCTTTTTAATAAAGAAGCGGAAACTCTTTCGCCCATTCTAATCCATATACTAGATATATCAGCATTGATAGCAGCATTAGTATAACTAGCTGCCGAACTAACCCAAGCTAAATCTGTATCAAAATATCCTTCATAACCTGCTATGCCACCATCTTTTTGCCCTGCTACTAATCCTGCATACAATACAGACTGTATCATACAAGAAGGTTCTCGGTCATTATCAAAAGTCCATGTTGTTACTCGAGGTGTTCCTGCAGGTGTAGCATGTTTAAAATCAAATACATATGTAATATTTTTATCAGTAAAAGTCATAAGATATATGCCTTCATTTTCTAAATATATTGATTTAACATTTGTACTTAAAGCTATATTTCTAATTAATGTGTCTTTAATAGCTAAAGATAAATCTTGCAAAGGTAATTTATCTTTTTCTGTTGTACGAGCTAATGACCTTAATCCTGTTTCTGATAAAAAAACTAAATCATCAGCAATAGATTGAACACTATCTCTAGCTACACATCCTACTCCTCGTATAACTTCATTAAGTGCTAGTGTTCCACCCGACTCTGGGCCATCATATAACACAATATTGTTTTTACCAAATATAACTAATTGTCCATAAAAAGGTGCAATCGCTACAATTTCGTCATTTCCCCATACTGTTTTTAAATCAATAAATCCTGCGCTTCCACTATGCCAATCATCACCATCTAATAAATTAGAATAAAAAACAACATCTGGGGCTTCTGTAACTCCTCCTACCCACAACTTTCCGTATGCACCCATACCACAACTAGGGTCAAATAGCGTACTTATAGACGAAGGGTTAGTTGCATGTGCTGCCCATCTTGAGCCAGAACTTTGTGCACCATCATATTTTTGTGGCACTACTCCTGTGTGTAAACAATGTAATCTTTTATTAAAATTAATAAATTGCCAATTACCTGTGCTATTAGCAACAGTATGCTTAACATCAGCACCACTACTAGGAAAGGCAGCATTAGGAGTTGTAAAATCCACTGTGTAAATAGAAGTGCCATAACTAGCAAATATTTTATTTGTTCCAGAATCATTATGCTCCACCATAGAACCTATAGCTGTACCAGTAGGAACTACTTTTTGTTTTAAACCTTTTCTAAAAGATATTCTACCCGACTCTCTCATTACTATATTATCTGCAGTTGTGAGATATGATGGGTCTAATGTAGATGGATTACTTTGTGTATTTAATCCATTTACACCAAAATTATCTAAAGGTAAATATTCTAAATTTTTAGCCATTATCTAAAATTTACTGTTCCATGAGAATAATTTTCGTTTACATACCAATCTGATTCATATTGTGTATTGCCACTATCTAACATAATTGCTTGTTTAATAGCATCATTAGCTTCTTGTGCCATAAGACTAGATTGTGTACCACCATCTTCACCACGCTCAGATATTGCTCTAGCCCATGCACCTAGTATTACAGGTTTACTTGGTATTTTTAATACTGTAGCTGCTAAAGTTAAATCATCTTGTGGCTTAACAATATCAAAAGACAATGTATGTGCTTCTGTAGGTACTGGTGATAAATCTACTTTTAAATTATTAGAACTATCACTACCATTAAATGCGTAATACAATGGTTCACCTGTTTCATCTGTAGGGTATTTAACTGTATTAATATAATTTCTACTAGCTTGATTTAAATGTATACCAGTATTATTATTTACAACATCAATAATTTTTATTTCCTGACCAGAACTTAGGTTGTAATTTTTAGTACCTGCTACTGTAGTAATATCTACTGTTTCTCTAAGATTTAGCCAATCATGATAACCTTCAATACTTTTTTTACTATCGTTAATTAATGCACCAATAGTTTTTTGATATGTTGATATTGTGTTAGAATCATTTATTGCACCAGACCAATCACTAGATATAATATCTTCTCTAAGTCTAATTAGTACTTGATTTATTAATTCTCTATATGTCATATACTATCCTTTAATTATTTTTCCCCATACTGAACATCTACCATCTACTATATCCACTACTTCAACTTGAAAATTTCCATTGTCAAAAAAAGTTACAATACCAAAAGCGTGATTCCAGTTATGTAGTCTGCCTTTTAACCATGTGTTGTTTTCTGCTGACATATCTTTTAAACAACCCATTGACCAAGCACTTATATTTCCATCTAATAATCTTGTTGATGAAAACCTAGAAACATCATGTGTGTGTCCGTACATAATGTTTGTACCATATCTTTCTAAATGTGTCTTAGCATGAGTAGTTGTTGTATACGCACCATGTACAAAAGACAACTTACCAATAGTTAAAACCTCATTGTACTTACGATACTCATAACCTCTGTCATCCCATTTACAAGCATTTCTAAATAAATACTGTTCAAGGTATGGGTTTTCTAATA